ACAGCTTCTGCAAGAACAGGGTGTGTTGCACCACTAGCTCCTTGAAACGGTTCTGTTCTATTTTCGTATTTAAATCCTAAAAGATCTAAACCTTGTATGTAAGATTGTTCCCAATCTTTTCTTGATGTTTTGTATTCTTTGTAGTTACCAACTAATTCTAGACCAATTGGTTTTAAAACGTCTTCTGGTAATAATTCTGCTAAATTATCAAAGTGTCCTTCTGTTCCAGGTTGGTTAACTGCTTCTGGATCAAAATTAATTGTTGCACTTCCATCTTCTTCTTGAGTAACTTGTATATCCTCTGGTCCAACTTGTTCGTTAACAGTTTCTTGTTCTGCTACAGCGATTTGTTCTTCACCAGGTACTTTAATTTCAGTCTCTACGTTTGGTAGGGCTTTGTCTATATCTGCCATTTGTTTTCTCCGAGTTCTTTATTGTTGTAACCTGTTTTGTAGGAACATTCAACCCTTGAGGATCAGGTCCTCTCAAAGGTGGTATTTCTTTCCATTTGACGTGTTGCATATTTGCAACAAGTGTTTTATTTTTAAAGCTTACCATACTCTTCCTCCGGTGCAAAAAAACCTTCTCCTTTTCTATATTGATCAAATAAATTGTATCCTGCTATACCTAAAGCTCCAGCTAAACCAAGTTTACCAAATCTACCAAGCGTCATTAATCTTGCAGGGCTTAGTCCTAATCTCATTAAACCCGATACTTTTGGACTTAAACCTTTTGTTGCAAATTTAGAGACTTCTGGTGCAAATGCAGCTCCCAAATAATTTAATGGATTGGTTGCAATATCTGTTAAAGAATCTCCCTCTGCTATTTGTCCACCAACAAATAATGGTTCAGTTGCAAGTAAACCTGCAGGAGTTCCTAATGAAGCTAAACCTCTTCCTAAAATTTTTAAACCTGTTTTAGTATATCCGGATGGAGTTTTTCCCATTCTTTTTGATCTAGCAGCTTCAAAAGTTGATGGTGCAGTAATTGTTGTACCTGCCACAGCTGTTGCTCCAATAGCTGGTATTTGATAATCTAATATTGCTGGATCTGCTTTTGGTTCATCTATAACAGGATCTGTTACCATATCGATTAACATATTTTTTTGTTGATCTTCATTTGATAAATAAGTTGTTGGATCGTCGTTTCTAAATGATTTAACAAAGCCAGCTGTTGCTGCGCCTGCTGCTGCAATCGCTCCGTACTTAGCACCACGTTTTGCAAAGTTTAAAAATCCTAACGCTGCTGTTTTAAATTTTCCTATTCTACTTGCACCTTGCACTAATTTTTCTGGTTCCTTTTGTATTGCTTCTTCAACAGCATCAACACAACTTATTGTTCCACCATTCGCTTTTTTAGTTCTAACTATTGTACATATAGGACCATCTGCTGCTGCATCAGCTCTAATATCAGTTAAAAAATCATTAAAGCCATAAAACTTTCCTTGTTGAATTTTTCCTGCCTGCGTTCCTGCTCTATCAATTATTGCCTGTTCATAATTTTTTCCTTTTAATCCAGTAAAAGGTTTATTTAAATTTTTTAGTGATTCATTAAACTGTGGTTTAGTAATATTACCTGCTCGCAAAGAATTATTTAAAGTCATTTCTACTGTGTTAATATCTCTTGTATTAAATCTTAAATTAGTAAAAGGCTCTCCTTTCACTCCCTTTGGCCCGTGAAGAACATCTATAGTTCCATAATTAGGACTCCAATTGTAGCCATCAACCTGAATTTTTTTAATTAAATCTTTTACTTTAATTTTAGATCCAGGTTTAAAAGGATTGTCAATATTCCTATTTTTAAAAGCTGTGGCTTGGTTAGTTATTTTATAGGCCTCTGCAAAATCTTTTTTTAAAACAGAGGTGTCACTTAAATTTTTTAAGTTATATTTTTTTCCTTGGTAACTAAAAGATACATCTTTACCCTTTAATTTTTTTCCAAACTGCCATGGAATTTCTTGACCTTTTTTATCAAAAAATTTTATAGGTCCTTGACCAAAATTTTGATCCCAGTTACGAAAAGCAAAATTCATAAGTGTATATTTTGGTTGAAAAGTTTTACCTACATCTGCACCAAAAGATATTATAGGTCTTCCTTCTATTAAACTATTTGCTTTTGTTAATTGATCAGAAAAAGATAAACCACTTAAAATTTGTTTTGCTTGACCTGAAGCAAGTCTATTACTTCTTATAAGATCTGCACCTTGATCTTTTATAGTGTCATAGGTAGGAACTTTTCCTGCTTGTAAAGACGTAGAAATTGCTGAACGAGTAAGACCTGTTCTTTTTGATAGAGTATGATACCAAAGGTCTCCCAGTGGTTTATCATCCATAAGCATTCTTTTTAAAACAGTGTCTAGTTTTTGCTCAGTGGTCTCTAATGTATTTAAAATAGGGTAAGTCCCTGGATCTAATCTAAATCTTGGTCCTGCTTTTTGTTTAACAACTTGAGCTCCTGTTTTTATATTAAATTTCTTTACAGCTTTTGTTATTATATCTTGTTTTGAAATAAATTTATCACCGTCATTTGCTTTTTTTATTTCTTTAGCTAAATACTTTCTAACTTTTTCAACTTTTTTAGCACCTAATTGTTCTGCGCCTATTTCAGTTGCAATTCCTAAAGCATATCTTGCTTGCTGAACATTTTGACTAGTAAATTCTCTACCGTATCTTTGTGTAGTATAATTTTCATTTAAAAGAGCAGCTGTTTCTGAATCTGTTAAACCTTTAGACTCATTTAAAATTCTTCTTAATTCTTCTATTGTTATTTTTGGTTTGACGGCCATTAGACCTCCAGGATCTTAGCTAGTCCGCCTTTGGCAAAATCCATACCCAATTTTTTCTTAATTTGTATTATTCCATCAGGAAAGTCTTCTGGATTTTTTAAGACCTGGTTTAGCATTTTAAAAAATTGTGTTTTCTCAGGACCAACCATAGTTCTATCCATTGCAATCTCTTTAAATAATCTTGTAATATCTTCGGCTTCAATACCGTATTCACGCAATGCCCCGTAACCCATTTTCGTGCCTTGATCCACAGACTTGTTAATATTCTCTAATTTTTTTGCAAGACCAAAAGCTTTGCCAGCAAGTTTTCCAAATCTTAAACCTGCACGTCCACCCTCTGCAAAAGGTTGCTCTGGTCCGCCAGGTATATCAATATCAAGAAACCTTGCAGTCATTCTATCAAAGTTTGGATCGTTTGGTTTTCTACCCGCAGCATCTACTACGTCTTCAAAAACTCTTTTTGTAAATATTACTATTTCTTCACTTGATGCATTAACTGGTAATGCTTCGAAAATTCTTGGACCAAAATACTTTTGAACTAATAAAATTGGATCACCACCAATTCCACCACCACCTTCAGTAATAGCTTTTACATCCTCTGCTGAGACGACACTATTAAATCCACTCGGTGCTACGTCATCTGATTTTAAAGCCTCTGTTAAAAACTCTCTAGCCGTTGCACGTTTAGCAGGTAAATCACCTGTATTAGATAAAGGTCCTTTCATCATTGCTGCTTCAAGTTTTAGTGCTAACTCATCTTGACCTTGTTCTCTTAATTTACGAAACGTTGTTTCTGCATCTTGGAATGGTGTTGCAATTTCATCTGAATCATCAAAAGACATTACACCTTCTTTGTTTCTTGTAGCTACTTGACTACCAACATCTTTTCGTAAAAATTTATTTTTATTAGGATCGTTTAAACCTAATCGTTCAGCCATATCTGCTAATTCATCATCTGTCTTTTGCATTCTTAAAGCACCTAGACCTTCTGCGTCTAAGTTCCTGGTCCCTGTTCCAAGGTCTGTGATATTTGCTGGACCAGCCGGTGGGTTAAATACATTATCTACCTTCTGCATGTTCTCTAATAACTTATTAGCTTGAACATCATTAAGTTTACCTGCTGTTAGATAGCCGATAGAACTTTCTAATTCTTGTAATATTTTATTCTTACCCATGAAGCCTATAGCTTCACTGTTAATATCCATATCAATGAATCCTTCTGGATTCTTGCCTTTACCTAGAAAAGTAATATTAGACCGGGTACCAAGGACATTGTTCATGTTGCCACCTAATTTATTAAATAAGGCTAGGATTGCTTCTCCGGCTTTTGGCATAATTTGTTTAACCATAATACTTTACATGTCCTCGTACAATTGGCTCTTCTTTGTAATCTTCAGGATGTCGAACCAAACCACCCTGTCTAATTCTCATGATGGCTTGTGTCGTACTATCCACATAGTCATCATATTCTCCAAATGGGAAAGACGCACATTCTTCGACCACTTCCTGTGCAAAGTGCTCGTGCATCGGTGCCCAAATTTTGCCACTTTCAAATAGCGGGGCAACGGAGTTTAATCTTGTGTGTTTATCATTTCCTTTTGACGGTGTAAAGTTAATAACCGGTATATCCATCTGCCTCAACTCATGGGTCAAAGGCAGTCCTGTAGCTTTAGCCTCGATTATTACCATGTCAGGATTCCAATCTCGATACTCTTCTAGTGCTACACGCCGGAGTTCTGGAAAGTCATAACGGTCTTTAAAAGCGTTAAGTAGAATTATATTCTGTCCCTGGTCCTCGGTCGTAAAGACACCCCACGTGGTTATAGCTGAAAAGTCAGAAGTTGTCTTTTTGGTAAATGCGGTATCGTATGATTGTACGATATAATCTAATGGTGGTGGATATTTGTGAGTCCAGTCTTGCCACCACTCTCGTTTAAGTATTGCTCCTTCTTCTGCAGTGGGTTCTTGCATGTATTGAGCTAGCCAGTTGCTAACCGGTATAGATGCTTTAGTCTTAAGTAATTCTCCCTTGGTCCAGTATTCAGGCCAAACGGGATTCCCATCGGGGAGCAGGGCTGGTAATTCAACAACCTCCCACTGATCAGATCCTTCTTCTGATTGTGCTTTTAATAATTGACCAGTTATATCTTTAGTAGACCAACGAGTCATTACAATTACAATAGAACCACCAGGTTGCAAACGCTGACGTGGACCAGCTGTATACCAGTTTATAGCTTTCTCAAAAGCTTTACCATCTGCACGAACATCTTGCTCCTTGTGTGGATCGTCAATGATTAATAGATCAGCACCACGACCTGTGATTGCTCCACCAACACCAGCTGCAAAATATTCACCGCCTTGTTCTGTTTTCCATTTTCCTGCTGCCTGACTATCTTCCTGTAGTCTAGTATCAAATAATTCTCTGTAGTTTTGTTCATCAACCAAGTTCTTAGTCTTACGTCCAAAGTCTATAGCAAGGTCAGCTGTGTGAGTTGCTTGGATTATTTTTAATTTTGGGTTCTTCCCAATCATCCATGCCGGGAGTAAGTATGAGGCAAACTCCGACTTTGTGTGTCTTGGCGGCATGTTAATGATTAGTCGTTTAACTTTCCCATTAGCGAGATCGTTAAATTTTTTATTAATAATTTTATGGTGGGACCCCTCTATAAACTCAGGCCAAACATACTTAACAAAACTTAAAAAATTTTTTGTAATATTTGGACGGGCTTCATCCAATGCTACGCTTCGTTCAAGTTCAATTAGTTTGGCGCTTTCTTCTGGGGTCAAACCCTGATATTTTTTTTCTAAAATTTTTTCTGTTGGCATATTTTTAATATGTTTTCAAAAGGTATACCATAATCGTCTAAATCTTCAACTATAGGACAGACTTAGGATCCCTTTCTGTCAAAAGGGGTGTTGGGTATTTGTTTTGCAATTGCCAATTTAGTTTGGTTTGGTACCTCTATTTTTTTTATTCTCTGGGTGGGCCCGCCAGGTCTCCCCAAAAAAAATATGGGGAAATAATACTTGACACACTATATGTGGGGGTATGCAGAAACAACATATGTCGTTCTTGCATACCCTTATGGGATTTTCTAGGTTAGTTAAACTTTTTCTCTCTGTCCTTTCTCCAATCCTCAAACTCTGGTGACTTCATGTTCTGTTCCATAAGATAAGGCAACATTAACATTGCCATAACATGCGCCATGAATTTATAATCAAACTTGCTACACCCAAACTCAACACGATTTATTTTTTCCTGTTCATCTTCTGCGTTGTGAATAAACAAAGCCATTTTAATTATGTCTGGTTGCAAATGATATGGGTAATCAACAT